CGAAGTCCAAGAAGAGCTCGCCAAAGAATACGAAGCTACCCTGTCTGAGCACCTTGAAGGTGTTAAGCAGGAGCTCATTGAGCGCGTCGATGCATACCTTGAGTATGTTTCCGACGAGTGGCTCAAGGAAAATGCTCTGGAAGTAGAGCACGGTCTGAAGACCGAAATGACCGAATCGTTCCTGAGTGGAATGAAGGGTCTTTTTGAAGATCATTATGTACACATCCCTGAAGATAAATATGATGTTTTGGAGAGCATGGTCTCCAAACTTGATGAAATGGAAAACAGACTTAACGAACAAATCGAGAAGAACATTTCCCTGAACAAGCGCCTTGGCGAATCTACAGCTGATGGAATTTTCCGCGAAGTCGCTGAAGGTCTTGCTCAGACACAAAAGGAAAAGTTATATTCTCTCGCTGAGGGAGTCGAGTTTGAGGGCGAAGACGCATACCGTGAGAAGCTGGTTACGCTGAAGGAATCTTATTTCCCCAGCAACAAAGCAGCTCAAACATCTAATAAAGCTGAAACCCTTTCTGAAGGTGTCAGTGCTGAGGGCATCGATGTTTCTAACTCGATGGCATCTTATCTGAAAGCCCTTGGAATGGGCCAATAATCAATCCGCAAACACAATCTCCCAACACGAGGTAAACAAGGACAATGTTTAATTCTGAACATTTAATGGAGAAGTGGGCTCCATTGCTCGACGCCGATGGCGCGGGCGCTATTAAAGATTCCCACCGTAGAGCAGTTACCGCCGTTCTTCTTGAGAACCAAGAGCGTTTCCTGCGTGAGCAACATGCCTTTGAAAACGGCAGCTCGATGCTGACCGAAGCCCCCACCAACTCTGGTAACGCTGTTGGTGCTTCTGACGGTTTCACTGGTGGCGCTACCGCTACTGGTCCTGTTGCTGGTTTCGACCCCGTTCTGATCTCGCTGATCAGACGCTCCATGCCTAACCTGGTCGCTTATGAGCTGGCTGGCGTTCAGCCTATGAACGGTCCTACTGGACTGATCTTCGCAATGCGCTCCCGCTACACCGATCAGTCTGGCACCGAGGCATTCTTCAACGAGCCCGACACCACCTTCTCTGCTGGTAACACCCTGGGTCAGGAGACTCAAGGTAACTACAGCGGTCAGGTTGGCGCTGGCGGCACCGTTGGTTTCGGTTCGACTGGTACTCAACTGGGCGACAACCCCCAGATCCTCAACGCTTCTGGCGCTGCTCTGGGTAACAACAGCCAGTACACCACTGGTCAAGGTATGGCGACTGGTGACTCCGAAGCTCTGGGCGACGGCACCAATGGCGATTTCAACGAAATGGCATTCTCGATCGAGAAGGTCACCGTTACCGCCAAGTCCCGTGCTCTGAAAGCTGAGTACTCGCTGGAACTGGCACAAGACCTCAAGGCTATCCACGGTCTGAACGCTGAAGCCGAACTGGCAAACATCCTGTCCAGCGAGATCCTCGCTGAGATCAACCGCGAAGTCATCAGAACCATCTATAAGGTTGCTGAAGCTGGTTCGCAGGTCAATGTTGCTAACCAAGGTTTCTTCAACCTGGATGTTGACTCCAACGGTCGCTGGAGCGTTGAGAAGTTCAAGGGTCTCCTGTTCAACATCGAGAGAGATGCCAACCGCATCGCACAAAGAACTCGTAGAGGGAAGGGTAACATCATCCTGACTTCTGCTGATGTTGCTTCCGCTCTGACCATGGCTGGTGTACTCGATTACACCCCCGCCCTTAACGCCAACCTGCAGGTTGACGACACTGGTAATACCTTCGCTGGTACTATCAACGGCAAGTACAGAGTCTATATCGATCCCTTCTCTGCCAACAGTGCTGCTAACCAGTACTATGTTGTCGGTTACAAGGGTTCCAGCCCCTATGACGCTGGTCTCTTCTACTGCCCTTATGTTCCTCTGCAAATGGTTCGTGCCGTTGGCGAGAACAGCTTCCAGCCCAAGATCGGCTTCAAGACCCGTTATGGTCTTATCGCCAACCCCTTCGCAGAAGGCACCAATCAGGGTATGGGTCGCATCTTCCCCAACACCAACCGCTACTACCAGAGAACGGTTGTTCAAAACCTCATGTGATTCATTCACAACTCAATCAGGAGGGTCTTCGGACCCTCTTTTTTTATGTCTAGGTATAAACTCGTAGGCATAAATTTTTATTGCCAAAATGTTCATTTCAGCACAAAACTAATCTATATACTGTAGAATTATGCGAGGTGGTGAAATGATCCAAACTCCCTCCCAATAGATTATGTGTTACTTTGCATGGAGGAAACATGCACAACATCTTATCTCGCGCTCAGCTCGACGAATGGCGTCATCTTGAGAAAACAATTAACGAACTAGAAATCGAAAACCAAAGGATTAATGACTACTATGAATGTCTTATTGAGTGCGATGCTTTAAATCAAAGTGAATGCAAAAAGGTTTGTAGGAGCATTCTAATGTAATGGACGGGGACCACGAGGTCCCCTTTTTTTGTCTAAATAAGATCATAAGAGTGTCCATAGGACCATGAATCCAGTAATCTTGGTTGGTTGTTTTACACCACTGATTATTCTCTTCATTGTAATGAAACTTGCAGTCTGGATCGAAGCTGTTAATGCTGAGTCGGATTATGTCAGAGAAGAACCTCTTCGCGAACGAGGACCCTTTGTGGCAAACCCATATGAGGATGTTGATGCAGAGGAAGAGGAGTATGGAGATCGCACAGACTATCGATGAAGCGATTAGTGAATACTATTCGCTTCAAGGATTGCCAGTTCCTAACTGGAAAAGACAAAAAGATCCACAGTGGTGGATAGATTACCTTAGAGAATTGGGATTAGACGAGAACAATCAATGACAAACAGTTTTTACTCAAAACAAATTCAGAACAGGAACTATCTGTCTCCTACTGGATTTAAGTTTACCCTTGCTAAGACACCAAAGGTAGACTTCTTTTCTAATAGCGCAAAGTTACCTGGCATTCAGTTAGGTTCTATTGGTGTAGGTAACTATCTGAAAGAAGTTCCTATTCCTGGAGATACCATTGCATTTGAAGATCTCACTCTACAGTTTCTTGTAGATGAGAACATGGAAAACTATATGGAGATCCATAACTGGATCTACGGTCTGGGATATCCCAAATCTCTACAACAGTTCAGAGATCTTGTGGATGATAGAGGTTCTGTAGAAAATGGTCAGCAGTTTAGTGACGGAACACTCGCTATTCTGAACAGTAACTATAACCCCATGATCTATGTAAAGTTCACTGACATGTTCCCAATTTCACTGTCATCTTTGGAATTTACTGCCAGTGAAAACGATTATACATACTTTACAGCAACAGTGACTTTTAAGTATCTGTTGTATGAGATCTTCGATACTCAATTTAATCTATTGTAATGAACTTAGAAACTATACAAAGTATGTGGGAGAAAGACTCACAGATTGACAAATTTAATATTCATGACGAATCTGCAAAGATTCCGTCGCTACACGCTAAGTATTTCGACATTTACAATACGATTAAACTTCTGAGAGAGAAAGCCCAGGCACAAGACTCTACGGTAAGGTTAGAAAGATATAACTACTACACGGGCAAAGCATCACCAGAAGTTTATGAGGATGATCCCTTTCCATACAAGGTTAGGGAGAAAGATGCCATCCAGAGACACATGGCAGCAGATGAAAAGATTCAGACAATCGAACTGAAGATTAAGTATTACAATGTGATGCTTACATATCTAGAAGATATCATTAAACAAATCAATAATAGAAGCTTCATGCTCAAGAATATTATTGATTGGAACAATTGGCAAAGAGTCGCAGGTTAATTATGAAAAATTTATTTCTCGCCGCATTGTTGGCGTTGACTCCCGCGTCTGCATTAGCAGATCATAAGGAGGGACATATTAAAGGATACAACACCATGGATTCTATGGGTTGTATGCTTCTTCGCGAGTGTACCAAAGGTGTTGAAGAAGTATTTTCTTTATTAGACATTTCTTCTAAGTATTCCAATACAGAAGAGTTCACACCAATGGCAGCAGAGTTTAATAGTATGCTCTCGTCACTTAATCAGATCGGCACTCAAGTATTCCTTGCAGACGATAAGTATTTTCCACCAGGACATCGTGGTGTGTACCACACCGTGAGCAATAACTTCTTTTTAAATAAGAATTATATGAGTAATCCTGGCACGCTAATGAAAGTGATGCGCCATGAAGGATGGCACGCTGCTCAAGATTGCATGGCAGGAAGTATTAAGAATAATTTGATTGCTATCATTCATAATGAGGAAGATGTTCCTATGATCTGGCGGGTGATGGCAGAGCGTACATATCCAGCAAGTGCTGTGCCTTGGGAAGCAGAAGCAGCATGGGCAGGTTATACCGAGGGTATGACAATGAAAGCACTACAAGCATGTGCCAATGGAAAAATGTGGGAGGCATATAAACCCACACCATTGACTGAAAAATGGTTAAAAGAAGAGGGATTTATCAAATGATTTACATGTTCACAAAAGAATCTTGCGGTCCTTGTGGATTGGTTAAAAGATATATCAATGCATTAAAAGATGACCGTAAGGATCAGATTACTGAGGTATACCTAGAAGACTTTAGTGATGAACCAATTCCAGAAGAGAACCTTGCCCTTGCTAAGAAGTATGGCGTAACTGCAACTCCTGTTCTGATCGTTACTGATGAAAATGGAGAACTGTTAGAAACATACACAGGTGGTCTACCGATCACGCAGAACATTAGAAAAGTGTACAACAAGTATATTCCGAATGAGTAAGATCGTAATTTCTAAGAAGAACGAAGTATTTCTCAAGATTGAAGCAGAACCTCATGTGTATCACGAGTTGTCTGATCAGTTTACCTTTGATGTTGAGGGTGCAAAATTTATGCCTCAGTATAGAAAAAGATACTGGGACGGAAAGATTCGCCTCTTTAATATGCAGACTGGTGAGATTTATGTAGGTCTCTTAGATAAAGTAGTCTCTTTCTGTAAGAGATACAAATACGAATACACATTCGAGAACAATAAGTTCTACGGACTACCATTCGAGTCCAATGATATGATCTCTGAGGAGGGTGTCAAAGATTACATGACATCAATCTCTAGACATGCTCCTAGGGATTATCAAATTGAGGGTGTATACGATGCTCTGAAACACAATAGAAGACTATTGATAAGCCCAACAGCCTCTGGCAAATCTTTGATGATTTACTCAATCGTGAGGTACTTTGCAGAGCATAAGAAAAATATTCTTGTAGTTGTTCCAACGACATCTCTGGTAGAGCAGATGTATAAGGACTTTGAAGACTATGGTTGGGATGTTGAGTCATACTGCCACAAAGTATATGCTGGTCGTGAGCGTGAAGCATCTGCACCAGTAGTAATTACCACCTGGCAATCTATCTATAAATTAGAAAGAAAATACTTTGAACGATTTGACTGTGTAATCGGAGATGAAGCACATCAGTTCAAGTCAAAGTCTCTGATTGGTATCATGACTAAGTTGCATCATGCAAAGTACAGGTATGGATTTACTGGTACTCTGGATGGTACACAGACTCATAAGTTAGTGCTGGAAGGTCTCTTTGGTCCATCATATAAGATCATCAGAACAGATGAACTGATGGAAAAGGGATACTTAGCAACATTAAATGCAAAAATTATTTTATTAACTCATGGAAAAAATCCGTTTTCGGCGT